CCAGGTTTAAGGTTTGAAATTAAAGCTGGTGAATATCATAGAATCATTAAAGGTGTTAACGATTTAAAAATTAGAATAAATAGAAACATATAACACAATTGTTAAAGGAGACAGAAATGTCATTCAAAGAATTAATCGAAGCAAAGGTTAATGAAGCTATCGATGATTTTTTCGCCGAAGGCATCGATGCTGAACTATTAGAGCGTATTGCAGAAATGACCGACGATGAATTTGAGTCTTTCTCTGAGTTCTGTATTGAAGCACAGCTTGATGAATTATCACCTGAGCTTTTACAGAAGTATAGAAGCAAGGCTTATAAGCAATATAAGAAAGCCGGGGATGCAATTGATAGGTCAGCTGCCAATCCAAAAAATAGATTGTCGTGGGACCCTGAACCAAATAAGCGTTCTAAAGATGCTCTTGCTAAACATCAAAAAGTTCGCGATAAGCGTGATAAAGGCGTCGGTTCAGCAGATAAAAGATCTATGGCAAGAACTGGTATTCATTTTAAGAGTCCAGTTAGACACAGTCCTGAAAAACATTCTCTTTCCAAGAAATCACCTGACGACATGGAAAAAATCAAAGGTTACGGCAGAGACCAATCCGGTAAAAATAAAATTGTTAGCCCAGAAGGTCAAACAAGGTACGTATCTAGTTCTGATATGAAAGCCTATATGGACCGCGGGTGGAAAAGGAGTTCAAAATAATGAGTACTTTAAACGAAAAATTAGAATACGCATTGAATGCTTTCTTCGAAGCAAAAAAGTTAGATCCAGTCGGTAAAGAAGATGACGACGTAGATAATGACGGAGATTCTGATTCTTCAGACGCTTATTTGAAAAAGCGTAGAGCTGCTGTTGCCGCTGATATTGCAAAGCAAAAGAAAGAATCAGTTAAAGAGTCAGAAGAATTTTCAGAAGGCGCTGATATGTCCGTTGTTGCAAAATTCCGTGACGTAGACCCATCACAACGTTCTTATTATGTTCACCAGTGGGCAAAAGAAAACGGCATTGATGATGATGAAGCAATGGAAAAAGCTGGCTATACTAGAGGTGAATATATGGGTCACGGTTCATATCGTTGGCACTATAACCCACCTAAATAATAAATCCAATATAATGAGAGGAAAATAAAATGATTAAGTGGTTGAAAAGTTTGTTTGGTGGTGCTGAAGAAGCACCTGTTGTTACAGAAGTTGTGGCTGCAGCCGAAAAAAAGGAACCGGCTAAAAAGCCATCTCCTAAAAGAAAAGCTGCGCCAAAAGCAAAAGCTGCTCCTAAGGAAAAGGCAAAGCCAAAAGCAAAAGCAAAGCCAAAAGCAAAGCCAAAAGCTAAGGCAGCAAAATAATAAATAATCTTAGATTTACACTCTAAAAGGAGAACTAAAATGGCACAATGGGGAGATACAGACACTCTTGCAGATGCGCCCAAGTATTTAACACCTTCCGTTACGTTTGATGCGTCTAACACGTCTATCGTTGTTACTGCTGATGACGAAATTGTTATCCCAGAACATGGTTTAGCAACTGGTGAACGTGTTACGTATTCAACTGCTGGTACACCAATCACGGGTTTGACTGGCGGTAATATGTATTATGTTATTCGTGTTAATGCTGACAAAATTTCATTGGCAGCAGACCATGCTGCAGCTCATGCAGGAACGGCAATTGTTCTGACTGCTGGCGCAACTGGTACTGCGGACGTTTTGAAAGTTACACCTCATAACGATGACGACGATCATTCAACAGTTTTGTTTGTTGATACTACGGAAGCAACGATTGCTGGTAACCGAGATAAAGGCATCAAGACTCCAGGTTGGAATTCGTATCGTACTTATACGACAGGTGACGGCCGTACACGCCACATTGTAGAGCCTTTAGTTGCAATGAAGCGTACTGCTGTAGATGCTGGTGATGCTGGTGTAACTGGTAATACTGCTGACGAAGATGCCTTTGTAGCTGATAGCTAATACAAAATCTTTGAGCGCGGTTTTATATTATGCAGTTGACAGAATCAACCTTTCTACTTTATGCAATGAAACATTATGACAACCCTCAATGTACAGAAATGTCAGAATTTGAGGACGACATAAAAAGGTTTCAATATATTCGAAAATTGTTTGTAAGATATAGACAAGAAAGCGAATTAAAAGAAAGGTTGGTTCTTAATCATCTTATCATCATTTATAATGTTTTTGGCGAGCAGGCAACTAACATGTTGTTTATGAAACTTAAAGAGTTTCACGAATATTTAAAACCGTTTGTCGAATACTTGCATTTTATGCCTTCTGTAATTATGTATGACGATATCAAAATCCATAAAGATAGTATCGTTTCAGACAAAGGCATATTGCAAATATTAAAGGAAATATAACGTGGTCGATATATTTTTAGTATATCAATTCATCAAAAGACTTGTAACTCCTTTTGAAAAATGGGAGGCGTTTAAGCTTGGAATTATTGATGAGAAAGGAAACTTTCTTATCAAGCGTAAAAATTTTACAACCTTAAAGCAACAGGACGCAATGGGTACTTTTGATGTTATGATATTAAATCTCAAAAAATTACTCGGAAAACTTCCTTTAGGTCAAACTAGGTTAGCAACTTACGGTGCTGCTTTGTGGCTGATTAAAGAATACAATCAATTTACTGATAAAGAAAATCTATTGACAGAAGATCTTTCTGATGATATAATAGAATATTCTATGGAAGATTTTAAAGCTTTTTTGTCAATCTTATTCTCTGAAGAAGAAATGATGACTGCCGGTTCTGGCCAAATTGCTGGAATTGGTATAGGCCCCGATGGCGAGCCTGGTTTTACGCCGTCACAAATGAAAAAGTATAAGAAAAAAGCAAAAAAAGATTTTAAATCTTTTAAAGATATGAGGAAATAAAATGGATCGTAAAAGAGTATACAATCAATTAAGAGAAGATGAAGGTGTAGAATATCAAATTTATTTGGATCATCTTGGATACCCTACTTTCGGTGTTGGTCATTTAGTTACAGAAAATGATCCTGAACATGGACAAGAAGTTGGTACTCGAATTGATGAAGAACGCGTTTTTAGCGCGTTTGACGAAGATCTAGATGTTGCAATCGAAGAATGTAAAGTACTTTATACTGAAGCAGTCTGGGAAACGTTTCCTGGCGAATTACAAGAATGCTTAGTTAATATGATGTTTAATTTAGGTCGACCGCGTCTATCTAAATTCCGTAAATTTAATGCCGCGCTGTTGAAAAAAGATTGGGCAACGGCTGGTGTTGAAGGTAGAGATTCGTTGTGGTATAAACAAGTAGGTACTCGAGCCGAACGTTTAATGCGAAGAATCGAAGCTTTATAAATAATTAAACTAAATACTAATCTGGAGACTATTATGTCTATTAAAAAAATTATTCAAGCTGCAGCTGAAAATAATCCTTTGGAAGTTCAAGAAGCATTTGCAGAAGAAATTCAAAATCGCATCGTAGCCGCTCTTGAAGAAAAATACAAAAAGATGGCTGCTAAGGCTGAAGAAGCAGATGAGTCTGATGAAGACGAAGATGATGAAGATGATGAAGATGATGAAGAGGAAATGGACGAGTCTGGCTGCAGTAAAAAAAAAGTAGCTGAAGAATCAACTGCATTAGATCAAGCGAACGCGGCAATTAAAAGAGATAAAGCCGCTGAAAAAGCTAGACACGATCGTATGCGCGATTTAGCACGTACGCAGGACGCTAGATCAAGGAACCAAGAAACTAAATAAACATAATTGAGTTTTATATTATGCCTTATGTCATTCTTATATGTCTGTTAGTACTGGGTGGTGGGTACGCCTACCACTCAGTAACAGTCTCTAATCTTGAATCCACAGTGGTTCAACTCGAAGCAAACAATCGCACTCTCAAAGAAAACCAAGTTCAAATGGAAATTGCTGTGAAAACTGCACAGGAGTCTCTTCGTGCTGCAGAGGAAAACGCAAAAAAGTCCGAAGCGGCAATGTCAGAATTGACAAACAAAAATAACGAACTTGCCAAAGAAAAGGCGAATTACCTTAAGGTCTTTAAAGACCATAACTTAACTAGACTTGCGAGAGCAAAACCAGGGATGATCGAGTCTCGCATTAATAAGGGCACTGAGAAGGTGTTCCGGGACTTGGAAAATGATACGAAAGAACTTATGGATGCTGATGATGGTGAGTCTGCTACTCCAGAGTTGTCAAATGCTGGAGAAGATAAACCAGCCAACTAGATATAATTCACCATGCGGTAAAAGAATAGTTTATTGTGAAACTTTTGGGAATAAAAAAATATGTCAATGTTTAAATCGATCGCAATTGCAATGGGAGTATCCATCCTAATTAGTGGATGTTCTTGGATGCCTAGTCTTAAATGGGGCAAGGAACCAAAAGAAATAATCCCTGAACAAAAAATCATAACTGTTGAAAAGAAGGTTCCGCTGAGAATTTATCAACCACCTTTGCCACAGGAGATTGATTTACTCAACGTAAATTTTTTTGTTATTACGGAGGAGAACCTCGAAGAGCAAGTGAAGACTATTGAAAAATTATTGGATGGTCAGTTTGTCGTCTTCGCACTCACTCCAGATGGGTATGAAAAAATGGCAGAGAACTTCCAAGAGGTTCGCCGTTATGTCCGTCAACAAAAAGAATTGATCCTCTATTATCGTAAGGCAACAACAGAAAGCGAAGGTACCACCGCCGAAGAATGGCTAGAAAATACTCCTGAATAACCTGATCTTATATTAAGTTTTTGATAAATATTCATGTTGACATGTGTTAAGTGACCTTAACTTAGTTAACAGAGGAACCCTTATGGATCAAGAGCTGAATGATCTGAAGGTAGATATCGCCATTATCAAAAAAGATATCAAGCAAATTGAGAGGTTCTTTGATAAGGTAGATCATGTTGTTGACGAAATGACAGAAATTGCAAAGATGATAGCAGTCCAGCAACAATTGCTTGCAAATTTCGAACAAAAACTAACCTATTCAGAAAGAGCAGGCATCGAAGGTCGGATGGCCCTCAAAGAGCAATTAGATGAATTCAAACAAGAGTTCATAGATGATATGGCAGGACGTGTTGAAGTAGCGCATAAAGACCACGAAAATCTTGCAATGGAACTCAAACTTTGGAATGAAAAACGACATACACAAATGATTGCTTCGTTTGATAAAGTATCTGACGAAATAGAATCTCGTGTTCGAACCCTTGAACAATCTAAATGGTATGCATTAGGTGTTATAGGAGTCGTTGTATTTTTTCTTGGTACAGGTAGCGAATTAATTACTAAAATTATTAATTGACATCCACTCTGTATTTTGATATAATAGTCATTATTACAAACCCCTTAAAGTTTTTTATATTATGGTTGACTTTGTTGATTTGCAATATGCCCAGCAGTTGTCAGGTCGCCTTGAGCGATTTACAATTAGGCATAGAAATCCTTATAAAATTAATTTTAGATGCCCACTTTGTGGTGATAGTCAAAAGTCTCGTTCTAAGGCACGTGGATGGCTTTTAGAGCGGGACAACTCCTTCTATTATTATTGCCATAACTGCGGCGAGAGTCAGTCATTCTCATTCTTTCTAAAGAATCTAGACAAGCTTATATACGACGAATACATTGCTGAAAAGTTTGTCAACAAAACAAAAACTCCTTCGACTGATTGGTCAACTGAAACAGAAAATAAATTTTCGATTCCTCGTTCTCATAAAGACAATCCCTTAAAAAAGATAAAAAAAATCAGTCAACTCCGTCATGATCACCCAGTAAACAAATATATAAAACAGAGGCAGATACCTACGAATCAACACTATCGGATCTATTACGCTCCGAAATTTAAGTCGTGGATAAATGAAATTATACCCGACAAGTTTACCAACGTAGAAAAAGATGAGCCCCGTTTGGTCTTGCCTTTCCTAGATGAGAATCGTAAACCTTTTGGCGTTTCTGCACGAGGTTTTGATCCTAACGGACTTCGATATCTCACCATTATGTTCGAAGAAAAACCAAAAATCTTCGGACTAGACGCAGTTAACTTCAACAGTACATATTATGTCGTTGAAGGTGCAATAGATAGTTTCTTTTTGAAAAACGCAATTGCTATGGCAGGTGCTGATGGCAATACAACTGGACTGAAAAATTTGCACAATGCTGTTTTTGTATTTGATGCCGAACCTCGAAATAAAGAGATTCATAAGCGAATGGAAAAAATCATTAATGCAGGTCATTCAATTTGTATATGGCCAAACAATGTATTAGGAAAGGATATTAACGAAATGGTTGTTAATGGATCAAACAACGTTGAAATGTTGATTAAAGACAATACTTTTAGTGGTCTTACAGCAAAATTGAAATTTACAGAATGGAGAAAAGCATGAAAGTTAAATTGGTAAGCTATTCTCAAGCACCCAAAGAAACGCCAGATCTTGGAAATATTCAGGATCTTGTTGCTTTTTGTGCAAGAGTATCCAATCCTTCTAATCAAATGAATACCGAAACGTCTGAAAAGCTTCTTAGGTATCTTTCAAAACATAAACATTGGTCTCCATTTGAAATGGTTTCAGTGTGTATGGAAATTGAAACGACAAGAGATATCGCCCGCCAATTCTTAAGACACAGATCATTTTCATTCCAAGAGTTCAGTCAAAGGTATGCTGATCCTACTGAAGACTTGGATTTTATTATTAGAGAAGCACGATTACAAGATCCTAATAATAGACAAAACAGTACTGAAACAGATAACGAATATATCCATGAGCGATGGGAACAGGAGCAGATGAAAGTTATTCATTATGCTCAAAAAGCTTATGATTGGGCAATCAAAAACGGGATTGCTAAAGAGCAGGCTCGCGCTGTACTTCCAGAAGGTAATACAGTTTCAAGACTTTATGCTAATGGTACACTTCGTAGTTGGATTCACTATATTGAATTGCGAAGCGCTAATGGTACGCAAAAAGAACATATTGAATTAGCACGAGAAATTGCTTGTGCAATCCATGCAATATACCCATCTATAGAAACCTACGTACAATAATTAATAAGGATAACTGTTGTGAAAATAATAGGTTTCTATACTGTCGATACTCCTTATGAAGATGAGTATCAAAAAGTTAAAGAAAACTTTAATGAGTACGGTTTAGACTATCATTTTTATTCTGTTGAAAATAAAGGTAAATGGGAACTCAATTGCGGAATGAAAGGAAACATATTACAGAGAGCATTAAATGATTTTGACGACAACATTCTTTATCTTGATGTAGACGCTCGAATATTGAAGCAGCCACCGCTTCAAGAAATTGAAATGGATGAACCGGGATATATTGTGTTTGATTCACCTTGGGAAAAACAACAACTTGCAAGCGGTACAATTTATTTCCCAAATAATAAAACATCACGCAATGTAATTAATGATTGGATTGAAGAACAAAATTCAAATCCTTTAGAGTGGGATCAAGTAACTTTAAAAAAAGTTTATAAGAACCATGATAATTTTCTTTTAGATTGGAAGTGGTGTAATATACTTGGTCATTATGGGCCAGAATCGAGAATATTAGAAACTGAAGACCCAATTGTTTTACATACACAGGCAAGCAGAAGAAATAAAAATAAAGTTTTAGTAAATTAAGGAGATACTTATGCAACACCTTGGGTTGCGTATTGATACGAAAAGAGACAAACTGTTATCAGAACAGTCATTAAAATTGTTAAAAGATTATTATTGTCGCGATGATGAAAAAAGCCCGCAGTATGCTTTTGCTCGTGCTGCAATTGCATATTCAGATGATGATTTAGAATTTGCACAAAGGATATATGATTATGTTTCCAAGGGCTGGTTTATGTATTCTTCACCCGTGCTTTCAAACGCGCCGTTGCCTGGGGAAACAACGAGAGCTCTA